TCCCTTGTTCCGGTACTCCTCCACCTGTCGGACCTCTTCCGGCTCCACCATAGAAAACCGGATACGACGAAGGAAGTAATCGCTGAAAGGAGCATGAGCCGCCTCTCCGGACACGCCGGCCACCTTGCTGATCGTCCCCGTGGGGGCGATGACCCGCTTCTTGATGGGCGTGGGTATTCGCATCTGGTTGGCGTACTCGGCCGCAGCCGCGTCCACGACCGCAGACCATTGCTGAAGGTGCTTCCGGACATAGGGGCTGGACGCCGCCTCGGTGTACCTGATCCCGTTCTTCGCCAGGAAGTCAGCGAAGCCCAGGTGGCCAACACCGATCCGCCTGTACCGAGCAATGGCCACCGCGGACTTAGGGTCAGCCACCCCTGCACAGGTGGCCCGGATCAGGTACCGGGTCACCAGGCGGTGAGCCTCCAACACCCCGTCCGTGTCGACGTTGCCGAAGTAGTCCACGAACGCACCGAGGTTGACCGAACCCAAGTTGCACGGCTCGGCAGGCGTAAGCAGGGCCTCCCCGCATGGGTTGGTGGTGTAGACCCCATCAACCTCGCCAACGGCGCTCAACGAGCTGTTCCAGAAGCCAGGCTCTCCATTGGACAGGGATGCCTCAGCAAGCTGGTTGAGGACGAGCTGTGCACCCATGTGGCCGCTGGATGCGGCCTCGATGAACTCGTCATCGATCTCAACAGAGATGTTCGTCGTCCAGTGACGAGTCATGTCCGCCTTGGAGGCCAGGAACTCATCAACCTGCGGGTCGTCCCATCGCATGATGGACATGCGAGCGGATCGACGCACACCACCAGAGACGATGCACCGGGCGATCTCGTGATCGATCTCCATAGCCGACATGCCATCGAGCGGAGCCCACTCGACGGGTCCGAACACAGCGCGAGTCAGGATCTTGCCGACGTTCACCAACATCTCTGCGAACGGAGCGGGACCGCTGGCAGTGCCGCCAAACGACCGCAGCGGGGCGCCCTTGGGCCTGACACGACTCACGTCATACACGCGGTCCTGGTGCCGGGTCTTCGGGTCGTGAGCGGTCCGTATGAGATCGCCCAGGGCCTCAGCCCAACCCTCACGCGAGTCCTCCACACCGTAGGCGCCGGCCCATGTGTGGCTGTACTCCGTGGAGATGAGACCAGCCTCAGCCATCTCCTCGAAGTCAAGGTGGCTCGGGTCGCACACGATGTGCACCTTCACCGGACTCACGACGGGCGGCAGCTCGGCCAGGTAGTGATTGCTGTAGTTGGCTCCGACACCGCCACCCTCGGCCAACCGCAAGAGGGTGAAGGTGAAGTGCTCGGCAGGGTCCTGGTACCAGCCCGCAGCCCAACAGTTGTTGAGGGCGTAGTCGTTGACGCCAGACGACTTCAGGTGACGTCCCGCGGGCATCACCTTCCAGGACTCGATCAGCTCGACCAGGCGCTCAGCCTCGCCCGGCTCGATGTACCTCTCATCGACAAGGGCCACGTTGCCGGCGACCACTCGCCGCACGGTTTCGGGCCAGGTCTCCAGCTCACCGTTCGGCTTCTCTCGCCGGTAGGTGCGCTCATAGACAGTCTTAGCAGTGGGGGTCTTCCAGTCAGTCAGGGTCTTACCTTCCTCTACGAATGTTTCGGTTCATTTCCAGCGCCAGGGCGTCAATCGCTCGGTAGCCGCGCTTCTTGTCGGCGTCGTTTACGGGGCTCATCCCGTAGACGAAATGCCGCATGATGGCCTCTTGGTAGTCCTTGTTCAGGCGCCTGATGGCCTTCTCGGCGTCCATCCGTGCGGAAAGGATGTTGTCCGTGATGACGCAGCGCGTCAGGTCATCCTTCTTGCCGATCTGATCGGACACCTCGGCGTCTGTGTAGACGAAAGACCGCATCACGCCCCGCACTTCAGACGGAGTGTAGTAATAGTGGTCATCCATCAGGTCCCGGTAATCGCGCTCGCTAGAGGCGTATTGCCGTCCGGCCTTGTAGAAAATCTTCCTCAGAGTCTCTTCATCGTCCTGGTATCGGGCAATGATTGACTGCTGTTGGAGAGCGTGAAGCAAGATCTCTTGTTTCACATCGTCGGCCTCTACGATCTGCCACTTAGCCGTGATCTCGTATGCGATCTTCTCGGCCAGCGGCTCAAGGGCCTCCCAGTTGATTTCCGTCATGCAGCGTCCTTCATGAACTGACCCTTCGGGCCGCGCTTGATCTTTCCGTACCGCACACCTTCCACGACAAAAGAGCCGTCATCCTCAACCGGAATGGCCTGAGGGGTGGCGCCATACTTACCGACATAGAAGAGGCCGAAGCCCTTTTGCCAGTTAGCGGGTCCGTTCTTCAGGTATCCGGCCTTCTTCACGTCCATGAGATGCCCGACCTCGAACCCATAGATGGTCTTCAGCTTCCCGTTATGGCCCGTTGTGTGAGGCGAGACCGCCAGGCGGTGAGTGTGGCCCATAACGACCGAGACACCCGCCTTCACGGCCTTGAGCCGCGCAGTGGCTCCGGGTACCTGGTTCATGCCAGGGCTCTCGTGCCCGTGGATGGCGACCCATCCCGGGGCGAAGCTGTAGTAAGGGTCAACCAGATCCCAACCGTGTGCCTTGAGCTGGAGAAGGGTTTCCATGCGATATGCCACGTCCTCATGACCGAGGGCCGGCGCCTTGCTGATGAGGTACTTCTCCGGGCGCTCGTCGTGGTTGCCCTTGAGAATCTTCTTCGGTCCGGTGAACACTTCACTGACGGGTCCGATGAAGTTGTCCACGGCGTATTGCGAGTCCCGGAGAACTCCGCCTTCGAACTCGGCCCTGGTTCCCGCGGACCAGCGGGAAGGGGCCGGGTAGTCGACGCAGTCACCAATCTGAATGACTTCGTCCGGCTGGTACTCGCCGATGAACTGGATGATGTTCTTCAGGGCCCGCTTGTCCTCGAAGGGCATCTGAAGGTCAGAGATGACTACAACTCGCTTCACTTGGCCCCCACTTCGAGCTTCAGCAGCTCGGCCAGGAAGCTGAGCGGGTCAGTCTTGACCTCGACGTACCGCTTGCGGCTGTCTTCGGAGGTCGTGTACCAGATGGTCAGCTCCAGGTAATCCGGGTCGCTGCCCCATCCGCAGGTGTCACACCCACTGCTGTAGCCAGTGCGCATCGCCCAGTCGTCTTCATCGATCCGAGCCGTCTTGGCCTCGATACCCTGATTGACTTCGAGCCACTTGATTATGAGAGCCTGAATTCGCTCTTCAACGGTCACTTCTCGGCCTCCAGGCGCTCTATCTCGCGGTTGATGTACCAGGCCGCCTTACGCAGGTCCGTAAGCGGCTCGTCGTGCTTGTGGTTGGCTCGAAGGATGTACTTCACGGCATTCCCGAGGCTGAAGTTCAGGTTCTCCGTGATGTCGATGACTTCCAGGCCCTTGGGAAGCCAGGTGTAATGCGACGGGTGATTCACCGCGTCGTCCGGCTTCTCGTCGCCGCTGAGCGGAGCCAGCTCGTCAGGAGCGAAGGCAAGAGACTGACCGCTTGCGAACGTCACCTCGTAGGGGAATGGGTCGCCCTCGTAGATGTTCGTGACGACAGCCCGCTCACCCTTGAACTGGCGCGTGTAGATCGTGGAGGGGCGAGAGACAGTGACGATCTGCCCAAGCTCGAAGCTCACTCGGCCTCCAGCTCGTGATCCTCGAAGAACGCGCCCAGGGCATCGAATCCGCCGTCAGGGTTGTCCAGAAGAACCGAGGTGGCCTCCTCGACCTGGGCATAGTTCACGGCCTCGACCGTTCCCGTGAGGCCGGCAGTCCCGTCCGTGACGGTGGCCTTCACCCGGACTCGCGTTCCGGGCTTCCACTTCGACTTCACAGGCCGATCCTTTCTCGCAGGGCAGCAGCCCCGTACTCATGAAGGAATGAATTGGTGTCGTGGCCATCAGGGAAGACGATGACCTTGGCATTGGGGAGAAGGGCGGCAAGCTTCTCGGCCGCCTTGATTCCCGGCTCGTCTCCGTCAGCGATCACGTAAACGGTCTCGAATCCGATCAGGGGCGGGATGAAGTGGTCTCGCCATGCGCCGGTGCCTTGGTAGGCGATGGCCGGCACCCCAACGGATTCCCAGACCGCTGCGTCGAACTCGCCTTCCGTGACGACGATGAACGGGCTTTCGGTGATGAGAGCCGTTGTGTTGAAGAGCCGGGGTGCGTCACCGGGGAGACCCCAGTACTTCCCGTACCACTTCTTATGGCTGTCGTGGTTTTCCTTGCGGGTGGGGGCGAAGTAGTTACCTGCCTCGTCCTTCACGCATTCGTCAGCGATACACCTGAATCGCACGGTGGCGACGCCATGGGCTCCGCCTGCCGGCCGCAGATACGGGAGAACCAACATTCCCGTTCGCTGCTCATGACCAGTCAGCGCCGAACCGACGTATCCGAGGCGGAACTTCTCGGCCACGTCTCCCAGGCCGCGAGCCTTGATGTACTCCTCGGCCGGACTCCCCTTGAACTGCTGGAAGTACGTCCGAGCCGCCTCCACCGAACCGTTCATGTGCCCAGAGCTGAGCTTTTCGGAAGCCAAGTCCTTCCTCTCGCATTACAACGTCTATCGAGTCTTCAGAGACATCGCAGACGAAACAGTTCCATCGCTGCTTCTCTGTGTTCACTGAGGCGCTGGGATTCTCGTCAACGTGAAGCGGGCAGGGGATCTTGGACCACCCTGCCCGCTCTTTCACGTCTATTGAGTAGTAGTGCTTCAGCACCTCAGCAATTGGCGGCCTAACGACCGCTTGCGGTTGCCGGCTGGTCACCGATCCGCCTCACGTGGACGGGAAAGTTGTACTGGCGGTTCGCGCAGCCCATGTATTCCTTGTCACCGCGCCACTTGCGGTAGTCGAACTTGATGCTCGGCTCAGACATCGTCTGCCTCTCGGTTATCCACGTGGTACCGCGGCCCAAGCAATCGGGACGCTGGAGGGTCTTCTAGATAAGCGGCTGCATTGCGCAGAATTGCGGGATCGTCCTTGGCGTACGGGAGGATCTTCCGATTGCAGGCCCGGCAGGTGAGTCCGCGTACGAGGCCGGTTTTGTGGTCGTGGTCTACGTCGAGCCGGTATCGCCGCGGCTCCTCGCAGATGGCACAGACCTTGCCTTGGTATTCGAAGAGGGCCTGATACTCACCGGGCTCAAGGCCGTAGGTGGTGGTCACGCGGGCTTCGTGAGAGGCGGCTCTTCGAGTCGACTTGCGACAGGTCGAGCACACCTTCCCCCGCGGTGTGAAGAACTTCTCAGCCCTGTTTTTCTGACATCGCGTGCACTGCCGGTATCCGGCGCGAGGTTTAGACACGCGGCCTCAGAGCCGCCTCAAGCTTGAGCTGGTTCTTGAGGGAGACAGCTTCATCGGCAAGGCTCTGGAGATGAGAGAGGGGGAGGACTTCCCATGCCGGCCCGGATTCGGTCGGCATCGACACTGCGACGACCTGAGCGGCGCTGTAGCGAGTGTGGAACTTCAGTTCCTTCGCCAGACGGTAGACCCGCATTCGCTTCGCATTCTCAACGGTGAGAACGAGAGCGACTACACCCCCACCGGCCTTCTGAATCTGATTGCCCGAGATCTGCGGGTTCTCATTGAGAAGAACATCCACGATTTCGCGCTTGAGGTCGTACCCGCAAGTCCGGCTCATTTCCCCTCCCCTTTCCCTATTACCAACATAGATCCGAAGCGTCGCAGTTTCAAGTTCTGGAAGCCTCGATTCCGTGTGACGTAGATTACTTAGAGGCCGCCTGCCACGTCCGTGAGCTGCATGTTCACCTTGTTGAACTCGTAGGACGAGAAGGTTTGTCCAGAAGAGTCCTCGAAACCCTCGCGGTTCTTCACCGGGGAGACATGGAGGATTCGCCCGTCCATGCCGTCGATTTCCTTATGGATCGTCAGAATCACATTCGGGACACGGCCGATCTTGCCCTTGACGCCCGAGAGCGGGATGGGCTGGAGACCATCGGAGTACTCGCCCGTTACGTGGTGCAGGGACAGGACATGGGCCCCGGTGACCCGAGCCATGTCAGACATGTACTCGCACATGGCCTCCAATCCGAAGGTGAAGGACTCTGCGCTGTCGTTCGCGGCGTCGCCGGCCACGTTGGTGATGTTGTCCACCACGATCAAGTGCGGGAATATGCCGAACACTTCGCGGTATGCCTTGA